GTGCTCGGCGCTCTCCCTGGTGGTGAAGTCGCGCGGGTTCATCGGCTCGCCGTCGGCGCGCTCGTAGGGGTACACGTCGCAGATCGCGACCTCCTCTAGCGATTGCATGCGCGGGCCTCCTCGTCTACGACCACGCGGCACTCCATGCCCACCAGGCGGGCGCGGCACGCCACGCGGGCCACCTCGCCCATGAGCGCGATGCGCTTGGTGGGCACGGGGCCGTTCTTGATTTGCGCGGCCATGCAGGCGGCTCCCATGTTGAACGCCTGGCGCATGGCGGCGTCGAAGCCGCCGTCGCCCGGCTCGGGCACGGGGACGGCGCGCTCGATGCGCTTCAGGATGCTGTCCACCGTCTTGTCCGCGACGGTCTTGCTGATGATTTCCGTGAGCATTTGGGTCTCCTAACTGGGAAAACTAAAAGTGATAAAAACTTTTCAGGATTTCGGAACTTTTTTCTCTATGCGCTCCTTGCGCTTCTGCGCCGCCTTGACCCTGCGGTACAGGTAACGGCACAGCCACCGCTCCATGGCCTCGTCGTGCGCCTCTGCCGCCTTGTCGGCGGCGTAGCGGCTCATGCCCGAGGTGTCCGGGGCCTGCGGCATGGGGTCGGCGCGGCTCTCTCGGCCGCACTCGGTGCGCTCGTAGGTGCGGCGCTCCTCTGCGGTCAGCCTCGGCAGCAGCTCGGCTATGCGGGCCTCTATGGCCTCAAGCTGCTGCTGGCGTCTGCACGGTTCGCAGATGCCGTCCTTGCCGAGGGTCGCCCTGCGGCACCCGCACGACGGGCACAGCTCCAGGCGGTGGCGGTAGCAGCGCAGGGACACGTGGCCGCCGCTGGCGTTGATCACGCGCCGCGCGTTATCCAACTGGTTCTTGGACAGCCGCAGCTCGCGGCGAATCTCGCGGGCGGGCACCTTTCCCGCCAGCTCGGCTATGCGGTCGAGGTCGGCCTTGCGCCACGCCCTGTGTGGCCTGCCCTTGTCTCGGCGGGTCACTCGTCGCTCACCTCCACGACCACGCGGGGGCGCGCCCTGTCGGTGAGCACCCTGTCGGGGCACTGCTCCACGTACTTGCGGGAGTCGTCCTTGATTACGCCCGCCGCCACCAGGCCGTCGAGCACGAACTTGCGCGCGAAGCCCACGTTGTCGGCGTCGCGGCGCATGTCGGGCTCGTAGAACGTGGTGCGCACGGTCACCCGGCGCTCGAAGCGCGGCGCGCGCTGCTGCATGGCCGCCGCCCTCACGCGCGCCGTCTCGCGCTTCTTCATGGCCGCCGCCTTGTAGCGATTGGCGCGCTCGGCGCTGATGTAGTCGTTCAGGCTCGGCATTCGGCCCTCGACCGTGACGGTGCACCTCATTGCGCGCCCCTGTCGTAGATGCCCTGCGCCTCGGTTAGCGTGGAGGCGGCGAAAACGGCTGGGCCCACGATGGCCTCCCACGTGCCCACCAGGTCCACGGAGTCCACCGGCGTGCGGCGGAAGCTCACGGCGGCCAGCATGGAGGGGCGCTGCAGCACCATGTAGCGGGACAGCACGCTCCACAGGTTGTGGTCGCGCTTGAACTCGCTGGCCTCGCTCACGGTCATGCCGTTCTGGCACGCCAGGGTGTACACGTTGTCGCGCTGGATGACGTGGCCCTCCAGCATCAGGCGGTAGCAGATGCGGCGCAGCTTCGCCCATGTATCGGGGTTCGAGGCAACCCAGCCGCGCGCCTTGGCCACGAGGGCCTGGGCCTTGGCGTCTACCTCGGCCATACTGTTGCCTCCAGCGCCCATGTGGCGGCGATGCACGCGCAGACGAACAGGGCGGCGAAAACGGCCTGCAGCCTCTCGCGGCGCTGCTCGGGTGTTACACTGGTCTCGGTTCGGAAGTGAACCGTTGCGGTGCGCGTCTTTCGCTTGCCGGCTGCGACGCGCACCCTCTTTCCCTTGATCTTTTCCATTCCTGGAACTTCCTCTCGTTCTCTGGGTCCTTGTAGAACTCGCGCATCATGGCGGCGCACTCGTCGCACATGGCGCGCTGTATCGGGGTCATTCGCCCGCGACGCCCGGCAGAAGCAGCGGGGCGTCCTCGTAGGCGACCTCACCGGTGTCCCTATCCACGAACATCACCTCCTGGTCGTCGTACACGTGGATGTTGAGCATCTGCCCCGTGAACTCCACCAGCTTGGGGATGGAATCGCGGAACTTCGGGTCCAGCTCAAACTGCAGCACGCACTTTCCGCTCTTCACGTTGAGGGCGGTGAACCCCCCCGTACGGTCACCTCGTTCAGCATGGCCTACTCCTTCTCGTCGTACGCGGTGTCGCGCGCGATGGTCTTGAAGTCGGTGCTCCAGCCCTTGCCGTTCACGCTGAACTGCACGGAGCTGTAGACGTTGAACTGCATGCCGCCGAGCTCGAACCAGGTCGTGCTCGCCTCCAGAAGCTCGATGCCGCTCGTCTGGAAGCCCCACATGGCCGCGATGCGGCGCTTGAGGCTGACGTGCGTCTCCTCCATGCAGCCGTTCTCGGCCAGCTCGAAGTTGACGGCCACGCGCTTGCGGTCGTCGGTGAGGTGGTCGAGCGTTTTGCCGATGATCTCGGCGACGAACTCGGGCTGGTGGCTCTTGGTGGTCATGGTGTGTCTCCTTTTCTGATAGGTAAATCTAATTACAGTTTGAAGCGAAAAAAATTTCTTCGGGTTTGTAGCCCAAGAAGTCGGCGGCCTTTTTAGCCGTCTCGATGCGCATGCGGTCGGGGTGGTCTTCATAAACATCGTATGTAGGTCCTGAAATGCCCAGATGTTCAGCCATTGCCTTCTTGGTTACGCCCTTGCTCATGCGCGCCTGCTTGAGTGACTTCATACTCCCTCCTTTCTGTCCATAACTGTAATTAATCTTCAGAACACGGTCAAGATTAATTTTGGTAAAATTGAAAATAAATTTAAGTCCTGGAAGGAGTTAAGATGCCGATATCCGACAACATAAAGAAGTTACGGCAGATTTTCGACGTTACCCAGGATGAACTGGGTGAGATTGCAGGTGTGACGGGTAACGCCGTTTCGCAGTGGGAAAATGGCCGCTCCGAACCCCGTATGGGAGCTATTGAGCGCATGGCGGCCTGCTATCAGATTAGTAAGTCACACCTTATAGAAGACGGCGGAATGGATCAGATTGACCCCGTGACCAAAAAGCCCAAGGGCAGCTCCTATATGCCCGCCGGTGCCATGCCCGTGGTGGCCAGCAGCGCAACCGTGCCACTGCTCACGCTCGGGCGCGTGCACGCCGGCGCGCTCGCCGACGAGGAGGAGATAGCGCACCGCGTTGAGGTGCCCGCCTCGGTGTGCGCCGGGCATCCGCGCGCGTTCGCCCTGGAGGTCGAGGGCGACTGCATGAACCGCGTCATACCCGAGGGCAGCCACGTGCTGGTCGACCCCGACCGCCAGCCCGCCAACGGGTCCATCGCCGTGGTGGAGACCGAGGACTACCGCGCGGTCATGCGCCGCTGGTACAAGGGCAGCACCAAGCTGATGCTGTCGGCGGATAGCTTCGAGGACTACGAGGACATGATTTTCGGCATGGACGACGGCCCCGTGCGCGTGATCGGCACGGTGGTGTGGTTCCAGGCCGCCGACGAGATGGAGTAGCCGTGGGCGGGCGCGCGGCGATATACGCCCGCTTCTCGAGCCACAACCAGCGCGGCGAGTCCATAGAGATACAGGTGGAGAAGTCCCGCGCCTACTGCGCCGAGAACGACCTGCGCGTGGTGGCCACGTACTGCGACTTCGCGCAGACGGGCACCAACACCGACCGCGCCGAGTTCCAGCGCATGATGGCCGACGCCAAGCGAGGGCTGTTCGATTTCGTGGTCATATATAAAGTTACCCGAATCATGCGCAACCGCGACGAGATGGCCATGGCGCGCATCATGCTGCGCCGCTGCCGCGTCGAGATACTGTACGCGGGCGAGGACATTTCGGACGGCTCGGCGGGCGTGCTGCAGCTGGGCATGCTGGAGGTGCTGGCGGAGTACGAGAGCGCGCTCGACGGCGAGCGCATACGCGACGGCATACAGAAGAACGCCGAGCGGTGCATGGCCAACGGCTGCGTGCGCTACGGCTGGGACATAGTGGACGGGCGCTACGTGGTCAACGAGGAGGAGGCCGCCGCAATCCGCCTGGGCGTGCGCATGGTCTTGTCGGGCAAGTCGGTGGCCGACGTGGTGCGCGCCTGGGAGCCGTACCGCACCAAGCGCGGCGGCAAGTGGCGCTTCCAGACGGTGCGCCGCATACTGATGCGGCGGGAGAACGGCGGGGAGTACCGCTACGCGGGCGTGGTCGTGCCCGGCGGCATGCCCGCCATCGTTCCCATGGATGACGAGGAGAGGGTGATACGGATGCTTGAGGACTCGCACAGGCCCCGCGCCAAGACCGAAGCGTGGGACTTCCCGCTCACGGGCAAGCTCTACGACGGGCGCGACGGCGGGCTGATGACCGGCACCAGCGGCACGGGCAAGTCGGGCAGGCCCTATCACTACTACCGCTGCCGCAGCTGCGGGCGCACCGTGCGCCGCGATGTCGTGGAGAAGCGCGTGGCCGACGCCGTGCGCGAGGCCCTGGGCAGCGCCGACAGCCGCGAGCGCATCGCTCGCATGCTGGCCGACGCCGAGGAGGAGCGCGCCGACGAGAAGCCCTTGAGCGAGACCATAAAGGGCGAGCTGGTCAAGATCGAGACGGCGTTCTCCAACATATGGGCGGCCATCGAGTCGGGCATCGCGCCGCCGGGCGGCAAGGAGCGCATAGACGCGCTGAAGCAGCGGCAGGCGCTCCTCAAGGACGAGCTGCGCACGGCCGAGGCCCTTGAGGCCGCCCGCCTTGACTACGACCGCGCGCTGTTCTGGCTTGAGGGCATGGCCGCCGCCGAGGTGGACGACGCGCAGCTCCTGCGCACGTTCGTGGCGCGCGTGGTGCTGGGCGGCCCCGACGATGACGACGGCCTGCGCGTGGCGTTCACGTTTGACGATTCTGCCGGCTTGGGCGATAATCCGTCGCTGCCTGGCGCTATAGGTCCAGGTGGCGAGGTGTTCGACCGAATGAGCGCCAGCTCCACCATAAGCAACAGACAGGTAGATATTCGTATCTGCCTGTCTTTTTATTTCTAGTCCGTACCGCGGAGAATCGAACTCTGTGCAGGGCGCGGGCGTAAAGAAAACGCGTAAGCGTTTTTAGCCCGCGGGCGAGGACGCCGGTAGGCGGCCGAAGCCGGTGCGTATTTGCGAAGTAAATACGCGGATTCTCCGCGCAATGCCTCAGCCCAAAACAGATGCGATGTCGATCGGATGACAGCCGACAATGCCCCCGCGCCAACGTCATCTCTACCCGCGGAGAATCGAACTCTATGCAGGGCGCGAGCGTAAAGAAAACGCCTTGGCAACGCAGACCGGGACGCGCTTTCCCAATGGCGGCCCAGGCGGAAAGCGTGTCCCGGAATCCGCGCTCAGACTGGGACGTAGTTTCCGGATGGCGCCTCAAGCGGAAACTGCGACCCGGAATCCCGCCGTAGAGTGGGACATGCTTTCCCAATGGCAGCTCAAGCGGAAAGCGCATCCCGGAATCTAAGCTCGGAATGGGATTCAT